GCATCACCGCAACGGCTTCGCGTTCTGCTTGTTCTTTGGCTTCTTGCTCACGTTTAGCGGCTTCTGCTGCCTCTTGTGCCGCCTTTTCCTCGGCTTCACGCTTTGCAGCCTCTTCCGCCTCACGCTGTTGCGCCTCGGTCGTACAGGCGATGTCGTCGATAGTCTTGAGGATGGCATCACCTATCTCGCGGGTCGCCACGGTCGTCTGCTCATAGGCAGGGTTGGTGACGATAGCGACATCGTGCAGTTCGGTGATTTTCTTCACGTGACGCAGCCAAACTTCCTTGCCGTCCACCGTCTCGTTGGTGCGCTCGTAGGACACGCCGTTCTCGGAGTCCTGCCAGTCATCATTGAAGGCGAAAGACATGCCAGTTATGTCAGACCTACGAATCAGTTCCAACGTGTCATTGGCACAGTTGGTCTTGGGTAGCTCGCAGCCCATCTCGACATACATGTCACGCAACGTCAGTTCGAGGGTTCCGTTACCGTTACGGCAGCGACCCAAGATGTCGGTGACTTTGGTCGAATGGTTGATGTTGAGCAACACGTCCGAGCGTTGCATCAACTCAGGGGACAGACAGCCGGGCTCCAATATCTCGTAAACCACGCGGGTATCGGACCACGGTGTCAGGTTTCTGGAACGCACGCCGAAGATAATCGGTCGGCCTTCCACACGACGGCTCTCGGATTGCCCGTCTGCCGCCTCACGGACATGCAGTCCGCATTCCTCTACAGGGATGAATCTTACATGCTGTTTCATCGTTGTTTATAGTTTATAGTTTTTACTTGGATCGACAGCCATCCTGACTTGCTGCCCGTCATGGTGCAGTTCGCGCTCGATAGCCTCTATGTCCTTTTTGTCTTCGGGTTTCATAATTGTAGTCGTTTTTGGCTTTCTTCGATAAAAGGTGGTGCCTTTCTTAGATAAAAGGTGGTGCCTTTCTTCGATAAAAGGTGATGCCTTTCTTCGGTAAAAGCCTTCTATAATACCTACAAATGCTTGTTTTCGGATTACTTTTGGCCTTCCTCGCCCTCCTTTTTGCCGCCATCGGAAGCAGGCGCACTGACCTTGTAGTTACCCGGTGGCAACTCGGTCGCAGCAGCCTCTTCCTCACCCAGCGGCTTGACGTTGGCGGTGCGGTACGGGATGTCGCCCTTCTCCACTGCCGGCATGTCGTACTGCTGACGAATCTCGTTGATGGTCCAACCCATTTGCAGGCGGTACTGATCCACCTTGGCTTGGCTTTCGAGGTCCATGCGCAGCAGCGGCAGTTCGCACATGTGGATGCGGGCTTTGCCGAAGTCGTAGCGGTTCAGCAGCTTGCGGTTGAACTCGTCTTCGATCTCGCGGGCATCCGGCGCAATCGTCCGTTGCAGGTACTCCATCGTGGCATCTTTGTACGAGGTGTAGTGGCTGTTCGTGTCAAGCATCAGCAGCGGTCGCGGCGTTGCCCAGAAACGAGCCACGTCATCCAAACCGAGGTTCAACTGCTCAACCAACTCCATGTCTTGCGCAGACATACTGATACTGGTGAACTTCTCAAGACCCCGCAACGACACGATGTCCTGCTGATAGATTTTGTCGCTGATCTCCTTGGCGTAGTCGTTGGACGTGTTCTTGTTGTACATGCCGAGACCGAGTTGTCCGGGCTGCTTGTCCTCCGAGATGAAGCCTTTGACGCGACCGCCCTTTGCAGCGGTGTCGAGGGCTTGCGCCTTCTGCGTCTTGATGAGCGACAGGGTGTCGTAGGCGTGCCGGATGGTGGAGATACCCACCACACCGTCCACCTCGCGGTAGGTGTTCGGCAGGTGGATGACATCCTCCTTGGGCACGTTCACCAGCGACCGCAGACCTTTGTCGGTCAGGTAGGTCAGCGTGTAGGTGCCGTTGATGGCGTTGTAGCCGCCGTATTGCGCCCGCCACAGAGCCACCACGTCGCCGCTGTAGTCCCGCTCGATGTAGATGAGGCCGTTGCCGCGATTGAGACGGTCGATGATGACCTGCTCAATCAGACTCGCGGCCGTCATGATCGGGTTCGGTTCTACTTGCAGCAACCAGTTCAGACCGCTGCCGTAGCGACTGGTGTCCTGTTGGAAGTTGCCGCCTATCTTGTCCTTCGTCTGGTACTGAAGCAGCATCATGGCGAGGGTCTTGGCGCGCAGTTCGACCGCGCGATGCACCGCCGAGACGGACAATGCGACCTGCGGACTGCGGGCATAGACGATGTTCGCCTCGTAGGATGCCCCATGCACACCGGCTGTGGCGGCTTGTTTGCCTGTGTCTGTCGTGGCGGGTGCCGCTGACTGCTCGCGTCTTTGAATGTCTAATCCAAATAATCTCATATTGTTTGGTTGTTTTAGTCGTTAATGAAATGAGTGCGAAGATACTCGTCCATTAAGGCTTGCGCTTCTGCCATCTCCTCCTCAGTCGGGAGGTCGATGTTTGTTTGTTTCTTGCTCATATCCATGTTATTTTGAGTCTCTACTATACGCACAATTCCCGCAAATCGGTTTACTTTTGGCTACTCGACGAAAGCGATGTTTTGGTTCGGCATGGCGGTGGCGGTGATTTGCATCTCGTTCCGCTCCTGCGAGCCGTCGCACGAACTAATCTGATGCCACTTTCCGTGGTACTTGATCAGGCACCACTCGTCAATCCACTCGTGATACCGCATTCGGAACAGCCGCGTGTTGAGCGAGTCCATCGCCGCCTCTTCGAGTTTCTTCTGCCCCTTGGAATAGGTGACGTTTGCCCATATCGGCCCGACGACTTGGTACTTCGCCTGCCCTTGCTTGCCGAACTGCGAGGTCTTGTCCTCTGCGCGAGTTGCAATCATCACCCGCTCATTCAAAAATCCGCTACTGAATGCCATAGTGTGCCTCCTTATAGTTTGACGTAGGGTTTGACGAGCAGGTCGAAGGTGTACGGCACGACGGACATGTTCTGTGCGCTGACGGGACTGCGGAACTGGTAGCTTGTGTCCACCAGCATCAGAGCGGCTTGCACAAGCGGTGCAGGCATGGTGCCGCCGTAGGCTTCGAGCATCTTGTCCACACTCGGCACGTTGTTCTCATCCATGAAACCGATATACGCGGCCAGCGTTGCCTCGGCCGAGTTGCCGTATGATTTCAGCAACTCCGCTTCGCAGGTGCAGTCCAAACGCAGTTGCTGTTTGATTTTGTCGATAGTCAAAAATTTCATATTCTTAATCCTTTCTACTATACGCACGAAAGCCGCGTATCGGTTTACTATCGCCGCAAGTGTTCGTTGATATACACCACTTGTTCCGCGTCATCGTTCTTATATTTGTCATATACATAGTTGTCGTCCGGGTGCGGTTCCTTGGTGGCGATGATGCGAGCCGGATGAGCAAGCACCCACCGCTCAATGCCCTTTTGGCTCAGTGCACACGACAGGATGATGTCGTCCATCGAGGTCGCCGGTGCGTCGGCATAGAGTGCCTTCAGTTCGGCATCCGTGAACCACTCGCGGCGGATCATACCGACACCGCTGCCCATGATGTCCACCTTCGTGTCCTCCGGCACGGTGATGTTCCAACTCTTCATCTCGCGGCCGCCGTCGTAGTACCGATTCGTCGGCAGTTCCTTCAGCACGCCGCCGTGGAAGGAGACCGCCGCACCATGCACGTTGCAACCCTGAATGAGCCGCAAGAAATAGTCGTTCGGGTACAACAGGTCGTCATCGGCGAA